AGAAAACACGCAATATAAATCCGTCAGCAAAAGGGTGCTGATGAAGGACCAATCGGGGTCAAGCATAGTTTTTTAGCTATGCTTGGCCCTGTTTTTTATTTTAATATTATTTTTATTAATCCACCATATGAAATGTCTAACTTAATAGTATATGCACTTATTCGAAGAATTATACACCTCATTAAAAATTTTTCTCAATAATGATAAAATCGACAGATTTGTAATTGAATTTTGCATATAATCTATTATCCCCGTGCAAACGCACAGTGAATTAGTCGAGTAATCTCGCATAATATATAGTGTTGGAGAATTATGGTGAATAATCTTAATTGAAGAATAATATTATAATAACAGCCCACCTTTACTTGGCATATAGTAAAACTGGGTACAAGCTATTAGAAAACTAAAAGAAAGGAGAAGCAGAAGATGAAGGAAGTTCGAAATCTTGACGGTCGTAAAATCTGTACCATCGACCCTGAAGCAAAAATCGTCGTAATCGTCGCCAAAGGAGTGGAGACAAGCATCCACTTCAAGGATGATGGTACATACGACATCATCGAGCGCAAACTCGCAGCCTAAACCTAATAAAAACAAACCGCCAGAACGCAAGACGGCAGCGCGGGACCAACTTTCAAAAGATAGTTAGGTCTCACACTGTCGTCTTTTCGTTTTGACGGATAAGCGGCTCTGGCGGATTTCAAAAAAATCTAAAGGAGCTCATTATGAAAATCACTTATCAATTTGCAAACGGAGAAGTATCTGAAGTTGAGGTCAGCGAGGACATAGGTTCTATCATCGTTGATTCCAGAAGAAAAGAGGACAACCTTGACCGCAAGGAGCGGTATCATTGCTACTCCTATGATGCCATCGACTATGAGGGAGAAGAGTACGCAGATCCCGATACACCTGCATCTCTTCTTGAAAGGGACGAGCTGTCCAAGAGAGTACATAGTGCGATGATGCATCTTAGCGAAATCCAAATCCGCAGGCTCACATTGTTTGCTGAAGGACACAGCATTCGTGAGATCGCTCGGATGGAAGGTGTAGATCACAAAGCAGTTGCCAAATCAATTGAGGCGGCCAAAAAAATTTTTGCAAAAAATTATAAAAAATTTTGAAAAACGGGTCCCCAAAACGCCCCTGAAATCTCCGTATGACGAAGAGGCACAAAACAAAATTCTAACGCCTCTCGGAAAGGAAGTTGCTATGAAACATAATCTTACCATTAATGTTTCAAAAGAACCCAAGAACGAAGGAGTGGTTGCTTGCCGCACCATTACGCTTCGTGAAAGAGTTCTTCGCAAGCTCCTTGGCAATCCGTGTAAGGTAACAATCCTTGTTCCCGGTGACACGGTTGAGGAGGTTGCAATCAAGGAAGTTGTGGGAGGTGAGAGCTGTGAAGCTGTATGAAGTGAACGAGGCTCTTGAAAACCTTCTGCTGCTTCTCGAACCCGATCCCGAAACGGGTGAAGTAAGTGCAGACTTTGATTCGGTTCTTGCTGATATCAACGCTCTGCAGATGGAGAAATCAAGAATTCTTGAGTATCTCGCAAAGCTGGTACTTAATTGTCGTTCTGATGCGGCGGCGATTAAAGCGGAAGAGGACCGCCTGAAGGAGCGTAGGCAGAGAGCCGAACGCAAGGCTGAACGCATCATGGAAATTCTCAAGCGTGAGTGCAATGGAGAGAACACCGATTGCGGAGTGGCTACCGTGCGTTACCGCAATACCGAGAAGCTGGATGTTTCGGACAATATGGCTGCTATCGACTGGCTCGAAAAGAATGGCTACGATACATTCATTCGCTACAAAGAGCCTGAAGTCAGCAAAACGGATGTCAAGAAGCTCATCAAGTCGGGTGCGGAAATTCCCGGTGCTGTGATTGTGAAAGAACAGTCATGTTCGCTTAGTTAAGGAGGAAGAGAAATGCTTGAAATTACAAGAGGACAGAGAACAAGACCTGTAAGATTGGTCATCTATGGTGCCGAGGGCGTTGGCAAGTCCACCTTCGCTGCGCAGGCAGAAGGTTGCGTATTCTTCGATTTGGAGAATGGTACCGACCAGATGGACGTTGCACGTTTCCCCAAGGCAGATACCTGGGAGGGACTGCTTGCGATGCTGCATGAGGTAGCAAAGAATCCCACGCTCTGCAAGACTATCACTGTAGACACCGCAGATAAAGCGGAGATTATGTGTGTGGAATACGTGCTCAACAAATTCAAGAAGTCCGGCATCGAGGAGTTCGGTTATGGTAAGGGCTACACTTACCTGGCTGAGGAATACGGAAGACTGCTTGAAGCTCTCGATGCAGTTATCGCCGCCGGCATCAACGTGATTGTAACGGCTCACGCAAAGATGCGTAAGTTTGAACAGCCCGATGAAATGGGTGCTTATGACCGCTGGGAGATGAAGCTTACTAAGCAGGTAGCTCCGCTTCTAAAGGAGTGGTGTGATGCTTTACTGTTTGTCAACTTCAAGACCTATGTGGTCACCACCGAGAGCAATGCCAAGAAGGCACAGGGCGGTAAGCGTGTGATGTACGCTACCCACCATCCTTGTTGGGATGCAAAAAACAGACACGGCTTGCCCGATGAGATGGACCTTGACTTCGGTCTCATTCGTCACATCTTCGGTGAGAGTAAGCCGAAAACGCTGCCCGAGGAGACTATGAGTAAAATCATCCGCCTTTTGACCGAGGCAGAGATTGAAGAGACTGATCTACAAAAGCTCGTAGCTGCAAAGGGACATTATCCCGAAAGTACGCCTATCGATCTTTATTCCGAGGAATTCGTCAGCAGATGGCTCTTCCCGAACTGGGAGCGCATCGTTACCACCGTTCACCATAACAACAGCTAATTTAGGAGGAAAAATATATGTCTTACAACGCTTATAACAACAACGTACCCGCACAGCAGGATATGTGCATGGATTGGGACTCTGCCATCGAGACTGATGGCCAGGAGTTTATTACCCTGGAAGAGGGAGATTACAATTTCGAGATTACCAACTTTGAGCGCGGCCGTTTCCCCGGCAGCCAGAAGATCCCCGCTTGTAATAAGGCGGCTATCACCGCGGTCGTGAGAACTCCCGACGGTATTGCTACCGTCAAGTTCGACCTTATCCTTTACCGTAGCCTTGAATGGAGAATCTCGGCATTCTTCCGTTGTATCGGTCAGAAGAAGCACGGCGAGAGACTCGTGATGGACTGGAACCGTGTGGTCGGTTCCAAGGGCAGAGCACACTTCAAGCCCCGCAAGTATACCAACAACAATGGCGAGGAGAAGGTCGCAAATGATATCGAGCGTTTCATCGATTATGATCCTGCTTTCTTTAAGGACGACAGCGGATTCGTAACGCTCGGCCCCGATGACGAGATTCCGTTTTAAGGAGGCTTAATCGATGCTTTCTCTCAGACCTTACCAGACTGAGGCGAGAGATGCGATTTTGCACGAATGGTCTGTGGGGAACAGGAAAACTCTTCTTGTTCTCCCCACGGGCTGTGGCAAAACGGTTGTCTTTTCTTCGGTCGTACAAAATCAAGTAGAAAACGGCGGACGTGCTTTGATTATGGCACACCGCGGAGAACTCTTAGATCAAGCCGCAGATAAGCTGAAGAGGACGTGCGGACTTGATTCTGTGCTTGAAAAAGCAGAAAGTACATCCATCGGGAGCAATGTTCCCGTAACAATAGGCTCGGTACAGTCGTTGGCGCAGCCTAAGCGCCTGGAACGATTCACGAGCGATTATTTTACAGACATCATTATCGATGAGGCGCATCACTGTTTGTCGGACAGCTATCAGCGTGTCCTTGAGCATTTTCCCAATGCGAATATCCTGGGCGTTACCGCAACACCGGACAGAGGAGATCAGCGAAACCTCGGTAAGTATTTTGACAGCAAGGCTTACGAATACAGTATGAGCCAAGCCATCAAGGAAGGACACCTTTGTCCCGTGAAGGCACAGCTCATTCCTCTTGAGCTGGATATCGCGGGGGTAGGAATGTCAAACGGAGATTACGCAGTGGGTGAGGTAGGCTCGGCACTTGACCCGTACCTGGAACAGATAGCCCAGGAGATGATGCATTATTGCAAGGGACGTAAAACGGTTGTGTTTTTGCCCCTGGTTGCTACCTCTCAAAAGTTTAGCAACCTCCTCAATAAATATGGCCTTCGCTCTGCGGAGGTCAATGGCAATAGCGATGATAGGGCAGAAGTGCTCGATAGGTTCGAGCGCGGTCAGTTCGATGTGCTTTGTAACAGTATGCTTCTCACGGAAGGTTGGGATTGCCCGTCGGTTGATTGCGTAGTGGTCCTGCGTCCGACAAAGGTGAGGAGCCTTTATCAGCAGATGGTCGGCAGAGGAATGCGAAATGCCCCCGGCAAGGATCATCTCCTGCTTCTTGATTTTCTTTGGATGACCGATAAGCACGACCTATGCAGACCCTCGGCTCTTATATCAAAAGACGAGGAAATCACGAAACGAATGGATGCAAGGTTCATCGATTCGGATGAAGAATACGATCTCATTGAAGCTGAAGAAGAGGCGGAAAAGGATGTTCTTATAGCTCGTGAAGAAGCTCTGGCAAGGCAGCTGGGTGAGATGCGAAAGCGTAAGCGCCAGCTTGTAGATCCGCTTCAGTATGCGATGTCGATTGCGGCAGAGGATTTGTCGAATTATGTTCCTACCTTCGCTTGGGAGATGGCTCCGCCCTCGGACAAACAGCTTCAGTTCATCGAAGGAC